TGAAGTCTCCTACATGAAAGTTTTCAAAGAAGATTTGACCTTACTGGACAAGTCTGAAAGAGCAAAGCAATGGGAAGGTAAGCCACCTATTCCTCGTTATATTGGAGAGTGCTTTCTTAAGATTGCAAATCATTTATCATTCAAACCAAACTTTGTGAACTACATGTTCAAAGAGGATATGATTTCTGATGGTATTGAAAACTGTGTGCAATACATTCATAACTTTAATCCAGAGAAGTCACAAAATCCTTTTGCATATTTTACTCAGATTATTCACTACGCATTTCTTCGTAGGATTCAGAAAGAGAAACGTCAATTAGAAGTTAAGAATAAAATCCTTGAGAGAACAGGATTTGAGCAAGTCTTTGAAGATAACTCAATTGATGGATCAAATTATTCTGATTACAATAGTATTAAAGATGCTATTCATTCTAAATTAAGATATTAATAATGATATTGATAACTCCTGATTTACTTCCTAAAAGTGTTTGTGACGAGTTAATCAAAATTCATACAAACAATGAAGATAAGTGGTATGACTACAATAATACAAAAACTCTTGATATCAAAGTTTTAGATAGCGATGATTATATACCATGTTTAAAATATTCTAAATTTATTGAAAGATTCTTAAGTCAACATTTTACTTCAAATTTTATTGAGTACACTCAAATAGTTAAGTGGCCTGTAGGATGCTACATGAATGCTCATAATGATGACTCTAGAGAAATTACTAATTTAGTATCAATAACTAACTTAAATGATAATTTTGAAGGAGGAGTTCATTTTGTTGATGATTTGGGTGAGAAAGAAAAATTAGATATTCTTCCTAAAACTGGAAAGACAATATCATTTGATGGACAAAAATATAAACATGGTGTTAGAGAAGTTACGAAGGGAGATAGATATACTCTAGCAATATGGTATACTTACGACATTGAAACCTCAGCGAGATATATGGAATGAAAATAGCAATTATAACTGATCAGCACTTTGGTGCTCGTAAAAACTCTAAGTTGTTTCATGATTACTTTTTAAAGTTTTACGAAAATGTATTCTTCCCTTATTTGGAAGAGCATGGAATTACAACAGTTATTGATATGGGTGATACCTTTGATTCTCGTAAGGGTATTGATTTCTCAGCCTTGGCGTGGGCAAAAGACAATTATTATGATAGACTAGAAGCAATGGGTGTGAAAGTCCACACTATTGTTGGTAATCATACTGCCTACTACAAGAACACAAATGATGTTAATGCTGTAGACCTCCTACTCAGGGAGTATGATAACGTAACAGTGTATTCAGAACCTACTGAAGAGACTATCGGTGGATTACCCATTCTTTTTATACCATGGATTAATGAGGAAAATGAAGAATCTACTTTTAAACGCATTCAAAATACAACTTGCAACTGCGCGATGGGGCACCTTGAGCTCCGAGGATTTGCTCCTTATAAAGGATTCGTCATGGAGCATGGTTATGCAGGCGAGTTATTTGAGAAGTTCTCCCATGTCTTCAGCGGTCACTACCACACTCGATCGAATGACGGAAGAATCCATTATCTCGGCAACCCGTATGAGATGTTCTGGAACGATGTCGGTGATCGGAGAGGATTCACCATCTTTGATACAGAAACTCTTGAACATTTTCCGATAGATAATCCTTACAGACTTTTCTATAAAATATATTATGAAGATACTCCCTATCAAACTTTTGATGCAAGGGAGTATGAAAATAAACTTATCAAAGTTATTGTAAAGAAAAAGTCTGATTCTAAAAAGTTTGAAAAGTTTATTGATAAACTCTATGAATCTGGAGTTGCAGATTTAAAAGTTGTTGAGAACTTTGATTATAATAATGGATATCTTCACAGTGAAGAATCTGAAGAACTTGAGTCTGAAGATACTCTATCCATTCTTAATAAACACATCGAAGAAGAAGAGACTGATCTCAATAAGGATACTATTAAGAAACTTATATCTGAGATATATAGAGAAGCATGTGAATTGGTATAATGTTTATACTCACAGTCAAAGGACAAGAAGATGACGGTGCATATTCTGTAGCTAATGAGCATGGAGTAAAAGTCCTTTATATTTTTGAAGAAGAGGATGATGCAACTAGATTTTCTATAATGCTAGAGAATAATGATTATCCAGAAATGAATGTTCTGGAAGTTGAAGATGAACTTTTAATTCACACCTGTGAGCAACACGAATATAATTACGCAATCATTACTAAAAACGATCTTGTTATTCCTCCAAAATGATACTGTTTGAAACTATACGATGGAAAAACTTTCTCTCTACGGGAAATCAATTTACTGAAATAAATCTAGACAAAGATCAAACAACGTTGATCATTGGTAATAACGGAGCAGGAAAGAGCACAATCNTNGATGCATTGTGTTTTTCTTTGTTTGGTAAATCATTTCGTAAAATCAATAAACCTCAACTCGTCAACTCTACAAATGAGAAAGACTGTGTTGTTGAGATAGAATTCAGGATTGGAAATACGGATTGGAAAGTTCGTAGAGGAATCAAACCTGCGCTGTTTGAGATTTATAGAAATGATACAAAATTAGATCAGTCATCTTCTGCTAATGATCAGCAGAAGTGGTTTGAGCAGACAGTTCTGAAAATGAACTATAAGTCTTTCACTCAGATCGTTATCTTGGGTAGCAGTAACTTTGTTCCCTTTATGCAGTTGTCTTCTGCAAATAGAAGAGAAGTTATTGAGGACCTCCTTGATATCAAGATCTTTACTTCGATGAATAATCTCATNAAGGATAAGATTCGNCAGTCAAAAGAAGANNTTCGTGTATATCAACTTAAGAAAGATTCTCTCGCAGATAAAGTTAAGATGCAAGAGAACTTTATTGATGAGTTAGAGAATCGTGCTAAGCAAAATATTGTAGATAAAGAAGCAAAGATCGGACAGCTGCTTGTAGAAGAAAATAACTGGATGGGAGCAAATGAAGAGAAGAATAGGGAACTTGTAGATCTTCAAAAGAAGATAGAAAAATATTCTGGAGCAACGGAAAAACTTAGAACTCTTGGTAATCTGAAAGGAAAGATCTCTAACAAAGTATCTACTATTACTAAAGAGCATAAGTTCTTTGCAGAACATGCGGTCTGCCCTACCTGCAACCAGGATATAGAAGAGACCTTCAGAATAAATAGAATTGATGACGCTCAATCTAAAGCTAAGGAGTTGCAATCTGGTTATATTCAACTAGAGGAGGCAATTAAAGAGGAAGAAGAGCGAGAGCGTCATTTTATCAATCTATCGAAGGAGATAACATCCCTAACGCATGGCATTTCTCAAAATAATATTAAGATCACTGGATGTCAACGACAAATCAGAGATCTGGAATCGGAAATTCAAAGAGTTACCGACCAACTTGCAAACAGAACTGCTGAGAATGAAAAGCTAGAATCCTTCAAACAAAAACTTAATACTACTTACGAAGAACTCGCTCAAAGAAGAGACACTATCAGCCATTACGATTATGCGTATGGTTTACTAAAAGACGGGGGAGTTAAATCTCAAATCATCAAGAAGTATCTACCGCTGATAAATCAGCAAGTTAACCGTTATCTTCAGATGATGGATTTCTATATTAACTTTACTCTAGATGAAGAGTTTAATGAAACCGTCCAGTCTCCCATTCACGAAGATTTTTCCTACAGCTCTTTCAGTGAAGGTGAAAAACAAAGAATTGACCTTGCACTGTTGTTCACTTGGAGAGAAGTAGCAAAGTTTAAAAACTCCACAAGCACTAACTTGCTAATCATGGATGAGGTATTTGACTCATCGCTTGATGGATTTGGTACGGAAGAATTTCTTAAGATTATTAGGTACGTCATTCAAGACTCGAATATCTTTGTTATTTCTCACAAAGAGTCTTTGCATGATAAGTTCCATGAAACCATTCGATTTGAAAAAGTTAAAAACTTCTCTTATAAAAAATGACTAGATTAGTTCCCATGCTTGGACTTCCTAGATCTGGATCCACTCTTTTAGTTAATTTGATTAATCAGCATCCAGATGTTCAAGGGGCTCCAGATTCAGTGTTAAGTCACATAGTAAAATCATGTCAGAAAGGATTGACTGAGAGTATTTCTATGTCGCAATATAGTGCGGATCTTTCATATGATATCTTCTATAGTTTTTGTAGAGGTGGAATTATTTCTTGGATTGATAAATTAACTGATAAGAAAGTTTTTTTGGATAAGAATAGAAATTGGATTGAGGTATTAGACGTTTGCAGAAATACTTTTCCATATACAAAGTTTATTGTTTGTATACGAGATTTGCGGGGAGTGTACGGTTCTATATTGAAGGTTAATAAAAAGACTCCAATAGAACATAAAGATTCTGCTTTGTATGGAGAACAATCATATGATTACAGAGAAACTGATATCGAAGAACATATGATTGAAGAATTATTCAATCAACCAATGTTACGAAGAAATTTGATTACACTAAAAGAGTTGCTCGACTGTAATAAATTGGATGAAACATTTCTTTTCGTCAGGTATGAAGATCTCATAGAAAATCCAAGAGAACAAATTTCTGAGATATATAATTTTTTAAGTTTATCTGATTTCAAAAATGATCTAGATAATATAGAGCAGATACCATATCATGACTCTATGTTTTTACCATATGGTAAACACAAGATAAACCCAAAGTTACAAAGTTTTGATCCTTGGAACTTTGATATCAATAAAAAAGCCGAAGATAAAATAATAAAAGATAATCTTTGGTACTATAATGAATTTTATCCAGAAACATTAGAGGTAAGCAAGACATGATTTACAATAGACTGATTGACGGAAAGACACCATCGGAAGCATCGAAGATTCTAGTTAAGAGTTTTCATACAAATGGAATGGAAAGAAGTGATTGGAGAGGTTGGTGGAAACCTGAACATATTCCTGTGTGGACATGGGACTGGCAGATGAAGAGGGATTCCCATGATCCCCGAGTTTTGTTTCCACAGTATGGTACATGGTTATGGATAGAAAATTCTGATATTCCTCCAGAACATTTTGATGATCCCTTTTTAATTCTCAGGCATAATGGATTTAACGATGAGTATTCTTTATGTTGGTGGGATGTTCCTAAGGATGCGGATGAAGATATGAAGCAAAAAGTTATTCAATTAATTCAGAAAGGAACTCTTAAATATCAAATAAATCTTGTNGGACCTACNTGGGATATGTTTGGACATCAATTCTTAGCAAGATCTGAATTTTATGAGATTGATAAGCAATTGCCTTGGGCTTCTAAAGAAGAACAGGAACAAGTGATTGCTAATGGTATCATGGACATACTTAGGAGATTTCAAAAAAGAGAAAAAAATATTCCTCCCGATTTAAATATTTCAAAACTTAACGCTGATCTTAATAAAAATGCAGCTTCGTCACAAAGAGGAGTATAATAAATAGGTAAAAAACCTATGAAAGAAGAACTCTATCTTGACGATTCTGATTGGTATAATAAAATGCTAAACAAAGTCTTGGATGAGTATCATGACGACACCGAATTGGCTACACAACTCTGGGAAGAGGCAGAAAAGAAAATTAAAACCTCAGGCACTCCGCCAAGCGAAGGCGAGACTGAGACAGTTCAAAAAGCGTCACATGACCCCGCCTAACAAGCGGGGTTCTTTTGTATAATACGTCCATACGCAACCAAGCAATGTCTGTCTCCCAGGAAATCAAGTCACAACTCGCCAAACTCCTTGCTACCGAAGATCTGGTCGTTGAGCACCGTAAAGTACAGACTGCTCAGTTCAACGT